ATTAATTCGGGAAATAATCAAACAAACCATTAATAAAAACAAGGAAAAAAGAAATATTGCAATTGAGGTAACTAAAAGCGTCTTCTGCAAAGGCACCGAAATGCGAAAAGAGTTAGAGCTTTATAAAACTCTTATGGATACTACCAATCTTAATGAGAGAGTGGCTGAAAAATTGATGTTTGAGGTTAGGAAGCAACACCAACACCTAAACCAGAAAAAAGTTTTTGCAGAGCAAAGCGCCGCCATTTCCCAAATAAACAAGAAGATCTCCAAGGATGTCTTTAATAATTTCGTCCCCAATTACAAAAATTTAGCTACTATATCTCAAATTTTTGGACAATCTGTCAATCCCAAAACTAAAGTTTTATTGGAAACCAAAGTTATCCAAAGTCTCTCCCAAAGCCCTTCGGCAACAGCCCGCACTAAAAATATTTCTCCTTTAGTAATAAAGACTTTTACCAAGCGCTTTAATGAGACTTATAAAAATCTTTTAGAAGAACAGAAAGATCTTCTTTCTCAGTATGTCTCATCCTTTCAAGATGACGGAACTGAGTTTAGGTTTTATTTGAATGAGGAAATTGGACGCCTTAAAGAAATTATTGGTAATTCCTTTAAAGTGGAAGAGATTCAAGGTGACACCTCAATGCAAGAGCGCTTAGAAGAGGTATCTAATATTCTAAATGATTTTAATAAAGAACCTGTAGATAAAGAAAAATTTTTACAGGTTCTTAAGATTCAACACTTAGCCAAAGAGTTACAAGCCTGATGGAAATAAGCATACAAAAAACACCACAGCCGATCACTATTGAAGTGGATACGCCGGATGCAGTAGTAAACCTCAAAGCAAAAAAGACTATTAGAGGAGATGTGATGATTTATGACCATCCAGATATGAACATCGTGGTCTCTCCCCGTGAAAATAAAGTTTTTTCTTTGTCTAAAAAAGATTACAGTGATCATGTTTACGCCAGTCAATCTCGTTTGTTTGATTTTCTGGCTCGCCATGGCGTGGTAGATACAGCAAAAATACGTGGAGGAAATATTTTTGGCTCTTTAGAAGCTCCCGTATTAGTAGCTGAGCAAGCTCAAAAAGACCAAGTGGATCCTTTACAAATTGCCATATATTCTATAGCTAAATTTCTCCAAGACGAAGCTCCACATATTCGGGGTTATAGGGACTACGAAGCCAATTTTGATAAAAATTTGGTCGATCCTCCTAAAGATGAAACCACTGCTTTGGGCACCATTCCTCATGAGCCACGCCAGGGAACAAACAACACCTATCCCGGCTCAACAGCCGCATATGGCTTAGTGGGTTACTATTACGGGGAATAAATGGAAATAATATATTTTGTGTTGGCGGCGTATGGACTTACGCAGATTGTTCTGTATGGTTCCATTTTTAATAAAATCAGACCCACTAAAGAATGGTGGGGAGGCTTAGGAAAGCTTTTTCACTGCCCCTTATGTTTTGGGTTCTGGAGTGGGGTCTTTTTCTTTAGCATTAATGGTCACACAGAACTATTTACTTTTGATTATAATTTTTTTAATGCCTTTATATTAGGGTGTTTATCTTCGGGTACTTCCTATTTATTAAGCGTATTAATAAATGATTTCGGATTAAAACTGAATCACAGGAGAGAAAATGAATAATTCATGGATGCCTAAATGGAAACTTCAACCTGTACGACGATGCTGCAGCGGTTCTCATTTCGCGCGGGTGGCGCCCGCGTTTTTATTACACAGATAAAGGAAAATAAAACATGAAACTTACTGAATCCCATCTAAGAAAACTCATTATGGAAGAGTTTGAAGAAATGATCGATGAAGGCTTTTTAGATCGTTTGAAGGCTAAAGCCAAAGGCTCTGTAGCGGGGCTCAAAGGAAAAGGAAAGGCAGCTGCCGTAGGAGCTTTAGGAAAGGTTACCGGGTGGGCTGACGAAGAAACTGGGAAAAAGATGACACGTCGCGCAGATACGTTACGTAAAGGGGCAGAAGGAGCCCAAAAGGGAGCTAAACTCGCAAGCATTTTAGATTCTCATGTGGGGGGTCTCACTAATGATTTGAAAAAACTAGGTATTCCTGTGCGCGGTGAAATCAAGCGCGCCCTAACCATCCTCCAAAATGCCATCACAAAAGCCGCGGCGAAAGCAGGTAAATAAGGATGGGTAAACAACTTTTAAGAGAATTTTTTGAATTAAAGTGTGATGATCGGGGCTGTCGAGATCTTCTTACTGAAGGTGAGAAAAAAATGATTAATGAGGGATTTTTGATTTTTCCTGCCAAGCTTCAAGAAGCAGAGGCTACTAATGGAAACCTGAGACGATATCCTAAAATGATTTTAGAAAGAGAGATAGCCAATTATCAAAAATTAGTTAAAGAAAAACGGGCGTTGGGAGAATGTGATCACCCCGATGATTCGGTGATAAACCTAAAGAACGCTTCTCATATGGTTAGTCGCATATGGTGGGATGGTAACAACGTTCTTGGGACAATCAAGGTTTTAAAAACTCCTGCAGGGGACATCCTCCGGGGACTTTATGACAGTGGAGTGCTATTTGGCTTCTCTTCTCGAGCGATGGGTTCTTTGCAAGAGAGTAGCGGTCCTGATGGGTCGAGCGTACAGATAGTTCAAGACGATCTACAACTTATTTGTTTTGATGCCGTATCAGAGCCGTCAGCCCCCGGCGCGTATCTTATGCGTGAGGGTGTTGAAAAAAATCTTCAAGAGTTTTTTACCAAAGGGGATAGAATTAATCGCGCATTAAACGAAATTCTTTTAAGGAGAAAATCAAAATGAAAATTACACAATCAAAACTAAAACAACTAAGATACCCCAAAGAGGCAAAATGAAGAAATCAGATCTTAAAAGACTTATTAAACCAATTGTAAAAGAATGTATTAACGAAGTGCTGTTGGAGCAAGGACTTCTTTCTAATATCATTTCCGAAGTTGTGAAAGGTATACAGCCTCCTGTAATACCTCCCGCCCCTTCCTCGACCCAACAAGTTAACTTTCAACAGCGACAATTAGAAGAGCAACGTCACGAATTAGAATACCACAAGCAGCAACAACTGAAAGAACAAAAACGCAAACTTTTAGACGCAGCGGGCTTTGACTCCGATATTTTTGCGGGCACTCGCCCTATTGTAGATGGCATTACGACGGAAAATAAAGCCCCCGGCGCTTCCCAAGCTGGAGCGCTAGCGGGAGTTGATCCGCATGACGCGGGAGTAGATATTGATGGCATCATGTCACTCGGCGGTAGAGACTGGGGTAAAATGATTTAGGAGAAAACAGATGTCACACAAACGCCCAATAAGAGTAGAAGTGAAGCCACGATATCACGATGAGCCTCTCGAGAGAACCATACGTCGCTTTATGAAAAAAGTAAAAAAAGAACGAGTTATAGAAATGGTCTTAGAGAGAAAATACTTTGAAAAAAATTCCGATAAAAAGCGCCGCATGAAAAAAAAACGTAAAAGAATTTTAGATAAATTGAAAAAGAAATATTCACACGGCACAGATAGATAATAATATAGGGTATTTCCTAGACTTACTTACTAATTACTCATAGAATTATAACCTTTGAAGGAGAAAATATATGTCTTCCATGCTAGAACAAGCTATTATTGATGCTGAACAATTAAAAGAAACAGCCCAGCAAACCGCTGAAGAAGCTGTTGTGGAGAAGTATCAAGATGAGATTAAAGAAGCTATTGAAAAAATCTTAGAACAGGACGAAACCGTGGATGAAGCAGAAACGGCCGTCACTGTTGATGGCGATGGAAATTTAGATTTGGTAGAGGATTTACCGGCTGCTCAAATGGGAGATATGGATGAGGTGGTAGAAATTGACCTCAATAAACTGGAAGAGATGATGGCAGAAGAAATGGAAGAGGGAATAATGGACGCGAGTGATCTTTCTAGCCGAGAAGAAATTGCCGAAGATCTAGATGCTCTCTCCGAAGATGATTCCCTAAGTGAAGAAATAGAATTAGATGAAGAAAGCCTTCTAGAACTCTTAGATGATGATGTAGAGATTACCGAAGACACTATCGCTGCACTGGTGGCAGAAGTACTGAGTGAAGATGCTATTAGTGATTCTACCGAGGAAGAAGAAGCGGAAGAGAAAGAGTCCGGGGTAGGAGTAGATGATACAAAACTAGAAGAAGACAAAGAAGAAGAAGAGGCTCAAAAAGGCAAAAAGCGTGACAAGGATGATGGTTCCGGCGCAGGTGGGGGTTATAAACGCGGCTATAAAGATAAGCCAATGAAAGATCTTCCCTTTCAAGAAAGCCTTCAAAAAAAGAATAAAACACTTTTGAAAGAACAAAAACGATCAGAACGAAAAGTCCAATTGCTTGAAAACAAAGTAAACAAGTATGGCACAGTCATTAAACAGCTTAAAGATAAGCTTAATGAAAGCAACTTAACAAATGCTAAGTTGCTTTATCAAAATCGCATTTTAAATAGCGTCTCCTTGAATGAGCGACAAAAAGATAAAATTGTCGAGGCTATCTCAAATGCAAATTCGGTTGAAGAAGCAAAATTAATTTTTGAAACTCTTCAAAGTGCGGTGGGTGTTTCCAAGAAGAAAAACTCTAGGAAGCTAGAATCACTGAACGAAGTTGTATCACGTAGCTCTTCAGCGTTTATTCCTCGTAAAGAGGTGAAAACTAGCTCAGATGCCTTTTCCGAAAGGATGAAGCGTTTAGCTGGATTAAAATAGAATAAACAAAGGAGATTAAAAAAATGTCTATTTTAGAAAAACTTACAGAGGGTGTCGTTAATCGCGACATGCGTAAGGAAGGTGCTGCTCTCCTCGATAAATGGGAGAAGACAGGTCTTCTTGAAGGTCTCTCTGATGACGCTACCAAAAATGGTATGGCACGTCTTCTAGAGAACCAAGCAAAGCAACTTCTTAAAGAGGCTGCTTCCACAATGAGCGGTGGCGATGTACAAGGTTTCGCTGCTGTTGCATTCCCTATTGTTCGCCGTGTATTCGGTGGATTAATTGCTAACGAACTTGTTAGCGTACAACCAATGAGTCTACCTAGTGGTCTCATTTTCTTCCTGGATTTCACTTTTGGTGGAACCGAAACTGATCCTACTGAAGATCGACTGGGATTTGCGGTAGATAGCTCCGTGTATGGCGGTGGCGTAGTCGGTGCCGAGCTTGTTGATGGTGTGAACTTGGCTGGTAATGATGGTACTTCCGCAGGTCAGTTTTATAACTTGACTAACGGTTATTCCTCACCAACAGCGTCCGCGTTGGCAACAACCACACCAGTAGTATCTGGTACTCTTGGTGACGGTGGTACGACTGCCAATAACAGTTCCACGGGCGGTTTCGCTGGTGGTTCTGATGGTTGGGGTAACATTACTGAAGATTACATCAATGAAGTGTTGGCATTTGATCCTGATTTGACTTCTGGTTCTACTTGGGCAATTGCCAATCAAGATTTTGGTGCTACCCAATTCAATTATGACAACCTTGCTGCTATTGAAGTTGTACCAGCCGCGGGCGAAGATGTTACGTTGATTCGCCGTCTCAGTAGACTTAGCTCTAGTGCTGATGGTGACACTCGTTCGTCTACGGTTGTCTCTTTGGTATATGTAAGTACAGGAAGTGCTATTCTCACTCGTACGAGTGCAGATGCTGCTACTTTGACTTATCCAATTACCGATGCCTTCTCTGGTTCTAATTCTACTAATATTGGATCGGTTATTGGTACAACCACTTGGGGTCTGGAAAACAACGCTAGTATTCCAGAAATTAACCTTAAGGTCGATTCGGTATCCGTCACGGCAATGACTAAAAAGCTCAAAGCCAAGTGGACACCGGAATTGGGTCAAGATCTTAATGCTTATCACAACTTGGATGCCGAGGTGGAGCTTACTTCACTTCTGTCTGAGCAGATTGCATTGGAGATTGATCGTGAGATCCTTGAAGATCTCGTCAAAGGCGCCACTGGCGCTGTATACTACTGGTCGCGTAGCCCTGGTCTCTTCGTAAACAAAGAGACTGGTGCTGAAGTTGGTGCTAGCGCAGCTGCACCGGACTTCACGGGTACGGTTTCTGAGTGGTATGAGACCCTTGGTGAGACGATCAATGATGTGTCGGCACAAATCCATCGTAAAACATTGCGTGGGGGTGCTAACTTCATTGTTACTTCACCAGAGATCGCTAATGTTCTTGAGTTTACTGCTGGCTTCCGCGCTAACGTCACTGCTGACGATAATAAGGGAACGGCTGGTACTCAACAAGTTGGTACTATTAGCAAGCGTTATGAGGTCTATGTTGATCCTTATTTCCCACGTAATGTTGTATTAGTGGGTCGCAAAGGCAACAGCTTCCTAGAGAGCGGTTATGTGTATGCTCCTTATGTTCCACTGCAAGTCACTCCTACCATCTTTGGTACAGAGGACTTCGTGCCACGTAAGGGTGTCATGACCCGCTATGCCAAGAAGATGGTTCGTCCGGACATGTACGGTCTAGTCATCGTTCGTGGTCTTCTAGGCGAGAGTGGTTCCTAAGCTAAGCTGACTTAGAATAAAAACTATAGCCCCGTACTTCTTTTGAGGTGCGGGGTTTTTTATTTCCAACGATTTCAAAAGGATAAAATAAACTTTTTTTTCTTCTCTAAAACGACTTACCGCAGCGGTTTTATCTCACTATTTAACATACCCATGTTTCTAACATGAATATAAATGGTGTATAACCAAGGGAGGGTTTTAAAATGGGTGGAAAAAGAGTAGGTCTTGCGAGAACGCAAGCTTTATTACAAAAATTAAAAAGAGAAATAGATATGGAAGGTACTATGTGGGGGGGTCAATCCTCCACCGCAGGTCCCGGTTTGCAATCGGGAAGCGTAGCAGCACCTGTAACACGAGTAACCAACATTGGAGGTCAAGTTGTCACAACCATTCAATTAGATTTAGAAAATTTGAGCGGTAGTGCGGGTGGTCAAGGAGATATCATTGGAAATGCGGAAGCAAATGTGGCAGGGGATTCCCCGGCTTATTTATACCAACACAAGAATGATGTCAATGGCATCCTGTATAAAGTAGAGATTAGTTGTATTGAAACCATCACAGGTTCCGCTACAGCGGGAGTACCGGATTGGCCACAAAACTTAGATTTTGATATAAGTGGAAGTACTTTGGGTAGCTATGGGCATGGCGAGGTCCCAGCGGGTGATCCGTTTACTGTGTATGCAATGGGAGGAAACATTGCAGTCGGTCAAACTATTGCTGATCAGGCTGTCACTAGTAGTGATGATGCTTATATGTATCTTGTTAATGGTGCTGCGGGTTCGGCAGGCACTGGTAAATTTACCGCTGGTAAATTAGTAATTAGATTATTTGGTCATAAAGACTTTTAAGTTATAGCTTGAAGCGCCTCCTTTACAAATTGAAGGGGGCGTTTCTTTATATCCACACTATTTATTATAACTTTTAAGGAGATATTCCCATGGGAAAAAAGAGACGAATGATTGCGAAGCCTCATAAGTACGGCACCAAATACGCTAAACATCCAGCTATTGTGGCTTTAAAAAAAGAGACAGCAGCCGCACCCGTAGAAGAAGAAAAGGCAATTGCCGAACCGGAGCCCACACCGACTCCCACAGCGCAAACCAAAGAAACGTCAGGGGATACACCCACTAAAAAAACTTCAAAGAAAAAGAAATCTGTTTGGTCTAGAAAGAAAGAAGACTAATCTTGCTCTTTACTGTTCCCTCAACTATTTACTACGAGGAGAACTTGGTAGATGGCTTATCCAACACTAACACCCACATCACAAACTAGCGCAGTAGTTTTACCTTCAGGAAGTACGGCGGCAATTGCTTCTTCATCAGCCGCTTCATTTCCATTTTCGGTCTATACTACAGATCGCTATTTTCTTTCTGGGGCAGCTGATCAGGTTGCCTATACATATAGAAAACTTGGCGGTGATGTATTAGACATCGAACTTACCAAAGAACAAGTTTTTTCGGCTTATCAAGAAGCGGTGCTAGAATATTCTTATTTATTGAATATTCATCAAGCTAAAAATACATTAGGAGATTTATTGGGAGCTAAAACGGGCTCTTTTGACGAACTAGGACAACTTCAAAATACGGCTAGTCTTAAACAGGTGGCTTTGAAATTTCCTAAATTTACTTTTGAATATGTACGCCGCGTGGCTCAAGGATATTCGACGGAAG